GCTTGCAACCTGCTCGCCAAAGACTGTTGCAGGGCGGCACTCGCGGATAAGCCTTGCGAACTCGGGCCAGAGGTGTCGTTCGTCTGCGGTTCCTCTGCCTTTGCCTGCACTGCTGAACGGCTGGCATGGGCAGCTCCCGGTCCAAATAGGTTCATCTGGTCCGACTCCTGCGAGTTGCAGTGCGAGGCTCCAGCCCCCGATCCCTGCGAAGAAGTGGCACTGGGTGTATCCGGTAAGTTCTTCTGGTTTGACATCTACGATGCTCCTTTCGTCTACGTCGCCTGCCGGGATTAGATTGGCCTTGATTAGTTCACGCAGCCATGCGGCTGCTTTTTTGTCGTATTCGTTATAGTAGTTCATTCATCCATCGCCTTCCGCGCAAGAGACTCCACCACCTGCTTTAGCCCACGCCCGATGCACAGGCCGACGATCTCCATTGCGGGATCGCCCGAGTCTGCGTACATCAATGCCGACGAGTGGATCGTGATAAGCGTTTCCCTGAATTGATCTTCCGTCATATTGGACAGCATATCGTCCGTGGCGGCGGACGCCTGATCATGGTTAGCGATGGCCGCGATCATTTCACTGTCCCAGCGATCGCGTAGGAGTTGTTTAAGTTCGGGGTTCATAGAGTCCTTTCAGTCTGAGGCTGGCCCACGAGCCCTACATTGGTAATCTCGTGATACTTGCCCTTGGGCCGTACTGTAATCGTTTTTGTGATCGCCGACAAGGATGCTTCCAGAAAAATATCCTGTAGCGCCTGATCGACGGTGGGCGTCTTGTCGCACTCAAATCGCTTGCGCCACCACGAGCCCGCCATATTCCCCGCAGGGCCGTGGTGATCCAAGCACACCCACTCGCTGTAGGTGCGCAGGCCGGAGCGATACGTCACTCGCAATGAGTCGGGCTTGCCCGGCTTCTTGTGGCGGGCCACGCGCACCCCGTCCACCTTGATCGTCTCAGGCCCGTTGCTGCTGATGATGTTGCGGCTCGACGCCGTTGTGCCGTGCATCCGCCGCTGGGCTTCCTCGGCCTCCTCGCGCTCGATCTGCTTCTTGGGGATCGTCCAGCCGCACTCGGGGCATGTCCGCACCGCCCGGCTGAATATCTCCTTACACTCGGGACATTTCTCCAGCTTCACGCCGTCGCCGCCCAGGTGGTCGATTGGGCCGTGGGTGTGGATGCACTCCGCGAAGTCCAGCACCAAGCAGTCTTGCTTGCGATTGTCGAGTCGCAAACCACGGCCCACCATCTGATAGTAGAGCCCCTTCGACTGCGTGGGCCGCAGCAGAACCACCGCATCCGTTCGGGTGGCGTCGAACCCTTCCGTCAGGACGTTCACGTTGCAGACAGCCCGGATGTCGCCCCGAGTAAATTGCATAGTAATACTATCTCGTTCCGCGCTCGGCGTCTTGCCCGTCACGCAGGGAGCGTGGATGCCATACTTGGCAAGCTCCTCGCTGACGTGGTGGCAGTGATCCAAGTCCACGCAGAAGAAGATGATCGCCTTACGATCGTGCAGCATCGGCACGGCCTCGGCGATCGTGTCGCGGACCAGTTCGGGTATGTCGGTGGCTTCGGCCAGCGAGCCGGTGGTGAACTCGCCGCCACGCTTCTTCACCTTCGACAGATCGGGGGCGGCGTCACCAACCTTGGATCGCAGCGGGCAGAGATGCCTCTTCTCGATAAGTTCCGCCACGCCGATCTCGTAGCAGATTTCGTTCAGGATGTGATCCTTGTGGCAGACATCGCCGACGCCCATGCGGTATGGCGTAGCCGTCATGCCAACCACCCGCACCTTCGGGTTCATCAGCTTCGCGTTGGCGACGAGCTTTCGGTACTGGCCTTCGCCGCTCATCGGGATGCGGTGCGCCTCGTCCACGATGATGAGGTCGAACGGCTCAAAGTCGAAGATGCGGCGAGCGATGCTGCTGATGCTGGCAAAGATGATGTCCTGCTTCATGTCGCGGCGTCTGAGCCCGGCGGCGTAGATGCCGATGTCGATGCCGCCGTCGATCTGCTGCATCTTGTCCGCGTTCTGCGCGACAAGTTCCTTCGTGTGGGCGAGGATCAAGCAGCGAAACAGCGGGAACTGCTGCTTGTACCGCTGGATCGTCCAGGCCATCGTTGGTGACTTGCCCGCAGCGGTGGGCAGCACCACGCAGGGATTGCTGGACTTGTTGCACAGGTGATCGTCTACCGCGTCGATCGCGGCTTGCTGGTAATAACGTGGTTGCATGTGTAGAGCCTTTAGCCTTTGGAGTAGGCGAGTCCCGCAGCTTCCTCGATTCTGCGTTCCATGAGTTCGATTTGAGATTCACGAATATCCATACCAATAGCGTTGCGGCCCGACTTGATAGCGGCTGCGATGGTTGTCCCGCTTCCGCCGAACGGGTCCAGCACCGTGCCGCCCGGAGGACAGAAGCTCTTGATAAAGAACTCTGCCAACTTCTCGGGGAAGGGCGCTTCGTTTTCGTGGGCGAGTTTGGAGCCCATATTGCTGCCGCCCACCGCCCCGCAGTCGATGACGTTGCCGGGGTTGGCTATCTTTGGAGGCTTGTATGCCAGTCCAGCCTGTCTGCGGGCTCTGTGCCTCCCAACCCGGCGACCTTCATCAGCATCCGGCTCTCCCTTGTAGGCCGCGTCAGGGCGGTCACCGACACGACGCCCATCCTTTGTTCGGTGGCTGGGAGCGCCGCCAGCCGCATACTTCGGCGGATGCCCCATTGCCGTGTTGTCCGACCACGCCAGCCGACCGCCCTTCGTGCCGCAGACAATAAACTCGTAGTCGTTGCGGAGCCAGTCGGGCCCACCGCTGCCGGGGATGCCGTTTCTCTTGTAGATGGGCGGCTTGCGCAGCTTCACGCCACGCTTATGCAGCTCAGCCATCAGCAGTATCGGCGCGCATGAATACTGAAACTGGCGAGTCTGCCCTTCAACAACCCACGCCACCAGCCCCTTGCAGACGCGCAGGTGCTCCATGTAGCGATCCGCTGCCCACTGCACCCACTCGTCGCCCTTCAGCTTGAAGCCGATGCCGTAGGTGCGTGCCGCTTCGTATGGCGGCGAGCAGAACACCAAGTCCACGCTGTCATCATCGAGCGGGACGCTTATCGAATCACCTTGAATCAGTTTCGTTGTCATCCTGTCTTATCCTTTCAACTTGAATATCATCACCGAACACTTCTTTCATATCGGCAAACGCCCCCGCGCCGATTAAACTTTTTGGGAGTTCTGTCAATTCTAGGCTTGAGTAGTTGCCGCCGCTCTTACAGTTCCGCCAGCGCGTGCCATCCTGGTTCTCGTACTCGATCCAGTCGCCGTCCTTATCCTTGTCAGAGTTAATGGGTTCTGCGAAGGTAATGAGATCGGGAATGAATAAGTGATCTTCACAGCCCACTGCTTGCTTCTCAATCGTTAGCGTGACGTGGTGCTGCTTGCAGCTCCACCGGCCATCCTCAGTGTCCATCTCCGGCGTCGAGTGGACGCAGGTGCGGCAACCAGTCCCACAGCGGACGGCAGGGCCAACGGCGTCCGTGCCGTGGCATCTGTCCGCATGGTCGCACCACTTACAGTTGAAGTGGTCCGCGCTGTCACCGATACGCTCGGGCGGTTGAGCGGCCTTGACGATGCGCTCGGCCCGATCCATCAGGCGTTGCGCATCGTCTTGGCAGTCTTCATAGCGTAAACGCTCGCTATAAAGCTCATCGGTGTCTTTGTTCACGGCGAGATAGAAGGCCCGCCGCATCCCTGTGAGGTGCATATAACAAACCATTTGGGCATAGTGCATCGGCTTCGATGCTTTGACCCCATTCTTCTTGAGATGCGCGAAGCTCTTGGAGCTATGGGTCTTGTACTCCGTGACGTGAAATGTCTCCGGTGCTTCTGGCAATCCCTTCGCACACCCGTCGAGGTGGCCTCGCACGTGCCCGCCATGCGCCTGAACCGCAAACTGCTCGCCGGTGTTTGGATCGGTGTCATACACCTCGCAGCCAATGCCTCTCAACTCGTCTACAAAACGGAACTCGGCTAGATGCCCCGTTTCAAAAAGCCTCAACATCCTACCGCTGAACTCGGGCTGTCCACAGTGTCGGAAGTCGTACCAGAGCTTGCGATCACACGGATGACCCAGCCCACTTAGCCCAAGGTAGGTGCGTGGGCGGGTTTCGCGGCGCGACTCGTGCCATGCGTAGATCGCTTGGACTGTCTTGCTGTCTTCGGGTTGTGGCGGCAGTGGTGCCATTGCTTATTCCTTATTCCAATCAAGTCGATTACCCTTGGCGATGTTCTCTGCCGCAGGGAGTAGCTGCAAGTTTTCCAGCGCCCAACACTTCAAGAACTCATCGTCAATCTCACCCGTCAAGTTAAAGCTGCTCACGGGCCGTATGTGATCTATGTGGAGCTTCGATCCGTCGCAGATGTCGGCCTCGGTGTACCCTTCGGGCAGCGTGGAGACAAGGTGGGCGACGAACTCGTCCTTGGTGTAGGGCATATGACGGAAGAAGCCGGGTGAATTGGAACCGCCGCGAAGGGCTTGGTTGGCCTGGCTTCTAGCTCGTCGCGTAAGGTTGTAGGCGAAATCCGTGCTACGGCGGTCTTGGTGACGGGCTAGACTAGTACGGTTTCGGCGTCTCTTGACTGACGGGTCTTGGCTGCGTTCCAGACTCTTACGCTTGAGCGTATCCTTATTCTTGGCATAATACTCCCTTAGATAGCCCACTATGCGATCGCGGTTGTCGGCGTGATATGCCTTCTTTTGCTCCAGCAGCCTTTCTCGGTTTTCGTCGTAATAAGCCTTCTGCTTAGCCGACCGGGCCTTGGGGTCGGCGGAAGCATATCGAAGTCGCTGGCGGCGGCTAATTGCGTCCCGGTTCCGGGATCGGTATGAAAGCGATTTTACCCGAACGCAATCCTTGCAGTATGGCGATCTTCCATCCGGCCTGCTTGCATCTTTGTGAAAAAACTCACTCGTTGCGAACTTCTCCTCGCCGCACTTTGTACAAACCTTCGTTTCCATTATCGCTTCCCTTTCTTAAAATCCATCACAGCTAAAACAATCAGCCCAACGCCTAGAATGATGAGGCAGGTGAGGTCGGCGTTCATCATTTAATCCTCAAGCTAGTGCCACGCTCCATCAACGTAGCCCCGTCAACTTCCTCGCCTGCGGCGATTGCGGCCCTAATCGCCTTGTTGTCTGCGTCGATTGTCACCTTCTGGAATCGCGGCGGCAAAGCCTCTGGCGCGACCTGGACATCGAGCGGAGCCACGCCGCCGTTCTTGGCAACCGTGACGGTGTACCGCAGCGTCTCCACCTTGTCGATGCCGCGCTCTTGCAGGGCATACAGCAGTCGCTCCTTGAGTCGCTTGGCGGCGTTCTCGTTAACGGTGGCCCGCTCCTTGAGTCGCCTAGCCTCGTCCTTGCGGGCGGCGGCCAGCGCCAGCAACTCAGTGACGTAGGCGGCATAGCCGTCCACCTTCGTCTTGAGGTCGCTGTCCATCTCGTTGATCCATTCGGTGATCGCTTCCTCGATCGCCGGATCGCTGATGTCGCCTTCCAGCGTCGTCAGCAGTTCGTCGATCTGCCGCATGTCAGTTGTGATGTCGTAGAGGGTTCGTTTCATTGCAAGTCCTTTCGTTAGGAGTGAAACCCCCGCACCGCCGTTAAGCAGCGCGGAAGCTGAAAGGGTTGAAGGGATTACTGCTGCCACACCGGCTTGCCGGGCGCTGCTGCCGCAGCGGGCTGCGAAGCAGGCGCAGCCGCCGCTGTTGGCGTGCCGTAGTTCTGCGTCGTCATCGCGCCGCCCGGAGCATACTTCTTGATGTCGTTGCTCGGGCCGTAGTCGCCCTTGGCCGGGCGAATCTTGAGCGTGATGACGCACGGGATCGCGTGCATCTGCTCACTATCTTGGACAGCGCCCAAGCCCATCGCCCGGCACGCGGACGCAAGCTCGCGCTGCCCGATCTCCGCAGCCTTCGGGTTGCTGTGGGAGAGGTTGTAGTTGGCGAACACCTTGCGGCCAGCGTACTCGCCGCCCAAGATGTCCCACTCTAGCTTAAGCAGTTCGCCCGTGTTGCTCTTGTTCGACTTAACTTCGCTGGACACAACGTGCGCGAGGTATTCTCCCGCAGGCAGCGGCGTAAAGTCCTGCATTTCTTCGTGAGCATTGGGATCAAAGTTTCCGAGATTTGCCATTGGTAAGTTCCTTTCGGTAGGGGTTATTGTGCAGCGGCAACAGCGTCAGAGAACGCCTGCCAGTTCAATGGTAGTTCGTAAGGGAGTCGGCCATAGACGCCACGCCCGCCGCCTGGGTGGGCCGGACGCTTCTGTGTGTAGAGGAACGGATCGCCACCACCCGTGGCACGCGCCTTGGTTTGGTTGAAGCCAGTCTCCTCCTTCTTGACGGCGACACGGCGGTTGCAGAACAGGATCGCATCCGACCAACGCTGAATCGCCTCACTGGCCCGCTTGTTCACGTCGAACAGGTAGGTGTCATACGAGTCGGTAGTCGGATCGTTGAACGCCTTGACGCTGACATGGCCGATCAGGATAGATGCGATGTTTCGGTCGTTGCGGAGCGCGTCGAGGCCGTCCAGCATTTTACGCCACTCAGTCATCGCCTCGATCAAGCCCTTGCCGTAGCCGCCGCCCACTTGCTCGATGCTTTCCACGCCTGAGCGCTTGCAGACGGCATCCCACACCAGCGGCTCAAGCGTCGAAGCCGAGTCGATCACGACAGTCTTGTAGTCGTGATCTTCGGAGTAGAGCGTGCCAATCGCTTCGATGACATCCGAGAATGTCCTAGCGGTCGGGAACTTGGCAACATCCAGATCGTCCGCACCTTCCTCGCCCTTGATCGGGATGAAGATTGCATCGTCCGCTTGGCTGGCGAACGTGGACTTGCCGATCTTCTCGACACCGAGAAGCAGCAGTCGCGGCGCCCGCAGCGCCTTGCCCTTGCTAATTGATTGAAGATCAAATGCCATTGAAGTCAGTCCTTTCGTAGAGGTTCTCGTAATACTTGGTGGCTTCTTTGTCGAGCCCCTCCCACGACAGTCGTGGGACGCCGACCGCCATATCATCGATGCCGGGCATATAGTCAACCCGGTGGCGACGAGCGATCGACCGAAGATGGTTGTTCAGGCTTTCGCGGCTGATCTGCAAGTCAGTGCAGATCGAGTCCATCTCGGCCCGTCGCGGCAGCTTCGGCAGGAGGCACATCACCTCCTTTTCCATATCAAAGGCGGGTTCAGTTTTATTGAGTGAGAGCATTGCCTTCCTTTCTGTGGTGTGGCTGTTGTGTTGACACTATAGTCTTCGGGTGGATGCTGTGTCAACCTTTATTTTTTATTTTTCCAGCATCCTTGCGTGAACCGTGTGGCGCGTGATCTCGCCGTGTTCCTCGTGATGGAGAATCGCCTGCATCAACCGGCGAGACTCGTACCCGCGCTCAGCGTGGTACGCATCCTTGGGCGGCAGGATCGGGAATATCTCCGACGTGACACCATGCGACTCCTCGACATCCTGGTGCGTGAGCTTCTGCGCGTGATGCAGATGCCCCTGCCGCATGTGCCGGTGGATCGACTCGGCCCACCACGCGGGACACGATGCCGCCATGAAGCTCGCAAGCTGCTGCGGCTTGATAAGGTGGCCGTGTGTATACCCCAACAGAGACTTGCCCCAAAAGTGAAAGCGGTGAGACTTGGGCGACGTATCAATCGTGACGTGTTTGCACTTACGGAAGTAGGCTGCGACGATGCGGGCCATCCAGTGCGAGGCGTGGGGGTTGTGATTTCCGGGGGCCATGATGACGTGGACGCTGGCGAAGTTCTCAGCCGCCTGCTCAATAGCCGTAATCCACGCATCCCGCGCCTTGTCAATGATCCGGCAGAATCGACCGTCCATGTCAAGGACGTTGCCCGACTTCTCCGTCGTCCCGTGTCGGTTATCGCTGTGCAGGAAGTCGCCGAGATCGGCGAGGATGACATGTTTGGTTTCCTTTGGCATCAGCCCCATCAAGTGAGACGAGCCATCGTTGAACATCTTGCATGACTTATCCACGTCCCAGTTATGGCCCGTCTCCGGCTCCCACGACATCATGCCAACGTGCATGTCGCCGATCGGGATTTCGCCAGCGAGATTGCCCTTGATCTTCGGAGCCTTAATCTTCGGCCCGGCCCTGCCCGCACGATCGCACAAGCTGTCCACCCACTCCTCGATGTCCTCAGCCTCGGGCGTAATCCGTCGCCACTCCTGCACGACGTTGCCCTCGGCATCCGTGTGGACCGTGGACTTGCTGACCGTGTAGCCAGGAGGGTTTTGATATTCCGTGAGGTTGATCTCACCGCGTCGAGCAGCGCGCTTTATCGCTCGT